ATAGCCGACATAGCTTGCCTGCCATTTTCCAGTTCTTTTAAGGAAAGTAGGCATTTGTATTGGGCTGGAGGTTGGAAACGCTCCAATAACTGTCCAATAAATGTCCAATAAGTGTCCAATAAGTGTCCAACAATTGAACGTGGCAAAAAACAATTTAAATTTAGAATTTAGAAATGGCAAAAAAAAACAATTTAAATTTTCCAAATCCCATCATCACAAACTCAAACTCCATGCGTTCACGGTCCTCGAAATTATTTATTGTCGTATTTCGTACCCGATCTCCCTGGCTTGGGGCGTCTCTCGTAGCTCAGTTGGTTAGAGCATAAGACTGTTAATCTTAGGGTCGTAGGTTCGAATCCTACCGAGAGAGATTTTTTTTTTTCATGTGACTCATCTGCAACAAGCAAATAATTTTTTGCATGGGTTCGTTTTGAGTTTGAGTTTGAACCCGTTTTTGTCAATGTCGACGAATTCTTCGACCGCACCGCGCACCATCGGCTTGAAAATTTCATCGAACATGTCTAGGGGGCCGTCGTCGATCTCTATTATTCTATGAACAATGTCGATCACGAGCTCCTTCTTCTCAACACCGTTCAGATTGCTTATTTTTTCGACGTGCGTCATCGCGTACTTGACGAATTTAAACAGGCCCGTCAAAACATTTTCGTCCTTTTTGACAAGACGAAGTACAGCTTGAGCAGTATCTTCGATGATAGTTTTCGCATATAAAGTTTTGTTGGTCGATGCCATTTTATTAGTCAATATATTTTTTTTGTTTCGAATTTTCGAAAAAATATACTTGTTTAATAAACAAACGAATTGAAAAAATGAAAAAGTACGCCATTTCTCTCATTGTCATTTTCGCACTCTTGATTTTAGCTATCGCGGCCGTGTCTTTGTATTTCTCAGTTTTTCGAAGAGAATCCGTTGATGCGCACAAACTTGTAAAAGCGAAGGGACATTACTCACGATCGAATCCGCAAAGCGGTTTCGACGATGTCTTTAGTACGTCGGGCTTATTCAACATATCAAGTATTTCTAAAATGGCATCTAACGACGGTGCCGTCTGCGGGCAAGATGAACTTGACGCCGGGCAAGCTTGCAGTGCTAAAAAATGGCATTTGAGTGATGACCATTGGACATACAAAATAAAAGTTAATTTTGCGAATCCCATGAAAGACAAAAACTATATGGTGTCTGTCCAAGGAAGCAATACTGGCAATGCTACTCCGTTACCAAGCGTTGTTGGGTCAATGGTTATGAACAAAACAACAACTAGTTTTGAAATACGTCTCGTAATCTGGCAAGGGTATGCTCAACCAGCTGCATCCACGATGTGGGGAATAGACTTTGTAGTTGTTTAGTTCGATCTTGCTTTTGGTGTTTTAATTGAGTAAACAAATAATGAATGATTAAAAAAAAAGAACAAAACTAAGAAAATATATTACAATATAAATGTCTCCGAGCACGTGGTATATTGTGATTTTCTTTCTCATCATGTTTATGTTGTTGCAGTACATGTTTTTGTTGTTTAATGAAGCAGGTGTCAAAGAGCTCTACAATCCATACGATATGTTCGGCGTCTGGTTGGGAGACCCAAGCTTTGGTCCTAGAAAATACGGATGCAATCAATATCAACAACTGAGCGCCGGTATAGACGTTGATGGGTCGGTCGAAGGAGCATCTGCTGTTAGGATATTGCAGACGATTTTTTACGGGCTGGTGGTTCTTTCTGGTTTAATTATTGAATGCGGGGTGTTATTCCCCGGGGTATTCGGCGAAGGGAATCGAGGACAGCGTTTGCTTTTCTACGTCCCAATGTCAATTTTGTTCCTCGGGGCTATAAACCTCCTATTTTCTTCTTATGCCCAGTTATATTGGCACCAAACAGACCACGCAAAATTTGCAAAGCACCTGTGTTTTGATTTTATCGGAACCGTGTCACAGACCGGATATGCTCCAAGGCAATATGAAAATGGCATTTCACCCGTATGGGACGCGCAAGTATCCTTAAATAATATATTTGGAACTTTGTCGGTCTTAGCAATTATTTGGACATGTGTTGATTTGCAGACAAAGCCTAACCCCGGTATTAGCATGAAATCTATAACTGAAATTTTCGGATCGGATCGGAAAATCAATTGGGTGTATTTGTCCCTCGTGTCTGCTATTTATTATGTGCTTTTCCTTTCCGTTACAATCGGGGCTTTGCATAATAAGTATACGGGTTATCCTACGGAAGATGGAAGTTGCACAAAATCTATAAAATTAGATTACTAATCAACCATTACCCCGTTGACGTATAAATATTATTTCCTATTATTAAGATGACAACTTCTTATTTGGCACCAAATTGTTTCGAGAAAGTGCCTGATGAACTCAGTAGACATTTTCTGACCCTGAAGGAAACTTCATGCTGGGTTCGATTTTCTGTAATAGGAAACGGTTCGTGTTTCTATAACTCGTGTGCCGCTGCTCTTAATTATGATAATTATCTTCAACATTCTGTTCGGTCGCAGGAAAAAATTGGGAAAAACCTGAGGAAAAATTTCCAAAGAGATATTACAGATAAAAACTGGAATAGTTTTTGGAAGAAGAAAAAGCTCACGCATTTAGCACCCTGTGCCCGAGTCGCAAGAAAACAAGTTGAAAATCCATCAGCATGGGCAAATTTGTGGGCTATATACGCTTTTTCATGTTGGACAAAGACTAATTTTATATTTTATGATTTTGCCAAAGGCGGAATCCCTTATTGTGGAATCACATTAGATGCAAATATGTGCAACGACGACAGACCGGTTGATTCTAGGTTGCCGAACAGCAATTGGAGCGTCGTTTTAATAGCCTGGACTCACAATTCACATTTTGATCCTATTGCCGTTGTTGATACGAAAAATGCGATTTGTCGGTTTCCTAAAGATAGAACTGCGTTAGCGAATTCGAAATGTTACAAAGCTGCGTTTCAATTCAAAAACGACGCTTCAAAAAAGATATTAAACAAATACAAGTCTGGAACATGTAAAAATAGTAATATTCAAACAGCCGGCGAAGATAACGCAGAAGAGGAAACGATCGACAAAAATCTATGAAGAATCCGTTCGCTACTTTTCGTCGTCATGTGTTTTGTAAATATGAAAGGTGCTTTTTCATTTAAATAAAACTTTACAATCACTGGATGCAGATAATGTTTTTGTAGCGTGGTAATATTGTGATTCATCTCTTTCGCTGTTTCTCGTATTGATTCCGTAGAAATGTTTTGTTTAGACGAATATTTTCCTTTTTTTTGATTTTCTATTAAATGGGAGATGTATAACCGATTTGCATTTAATGTTCTAAAATCTTTCATGGTAAAGTTTCCGTAAAATGAAAGAAAATTATTCATATCTTTAGATGTTGGAGGATTCATTAAATATTTTCGTAGAAGAGATTCTGGAATGTCGACCGGTTTTGTGCAAGTATTTAATTTTCCACCTTTACCAATAAACGAAATGGAACCGTTTGTGAAGTTTTTCGTCTTTAAGGTCGTTATCCCCCCAGGGTTCTTGTTTGTGGTACTTCCAACTCGAAAACTACATACGTTCGCCAACCCAATGGCAAGGGAAATTTTTCTTTCACGTAAATTTCCTTGATGCAAAAGATTTTTTACATCTTTACGTACTTGTGATATTATTGCGAGAAATCTTTTCATTCGCCTAAATTTTTCTTTTTTTTTTTCTTCTATATATTTACTTCTGTAATAATATTGAAGTTTCCCCGTTTTGGGCGACGTAGCAACGCCTTGTAGATTCTGGGTTTTTCTACAAGCGGATCGAACGTTTTTGTAGACACTTGGAACATATATTTTCTTTTTTTTCAAGTCATTGCGTGCTTGATGATCAAAAAAACAAAACTCTGTCATTTATTTGATATATCAATATATTTTTATCTTTCTTTCATTCTTTTATTCTTTCATTCTTTCATCTGTTCATTACGTTTCTAAGTTTGGCCGTTTCATACGGTCTTTTAGATATATTCTCTTCCAAATCAAAAACTTTCATAAAGTCCGTTTTTAATTTAAAGATGTTGGTATGTGTAGGGCTGTTGTTGGATGCTTCAAACCCATATTGTAACGGTGTCCACGTTTTATTTACAACGTCTTCGTTTGAATTGTTTGTTTTCTTTTTCGTTTCAATGACACTAGATGTATTTTTTGATATTTTCGATTCGACGGGATCAACCAGTGTTGTTGATGCCATGTTAATTTTAGAAAATATTTTAAGAAAAATATTTTTTTCCGATTGCGCTCGTCAGCGCATGGATTTTTTCGGAATCCATTTGTGATTTTTTCGTAAATTTGTTATAGTTTAAACGTTCGTATCCGGAATATACCGAGTTCGCCGAATCCATTGGTTTATCGAGAATATATCTATCGGCCTGCTCAGAGAAAGATTGTGGTTCTTCAAATGTCGTATTTCGCTTCGTTAGACTCGTTTCTATTTGCCTTATATACATGGGTTTTGTCGGCATCGCCAATCCCCTCGGAACAAGTAGCTTGTACTCTGCCGCCTCTGACGCTATTTGCTTCCTTCTTTCCTCTGCAACTAAAATTGACAATCTTCTTTTTACAACTTCTAAATATTCAGAGGAAGTTTGAGTTTCTTCTATCGTTTCAACAAGGATATTGGCGATATCGGCGCGTTTGTGCTGGATTTTTACATTTTTCGTGTGTATACCGAGGTCTTTCTGGAAATCTTCCATAAGAGGAACCAAAACCTCTGGTACGCATGAACTTGCAACAAATAATGGTATTTCGTCGAACTGTGAAAACGCAAGTTCCATAATTTCCTGAGATTGTTCTCTTGTGCTCATCAGCATTTAGTATTTACTTTACTAAATGATTTTTTTAGCACATTTTTTCGTGTTCACACATCTCTTTCGCCAATTTTTTCATATTTAAAAATTTAGATGTTATCGATTCTTCGGTTGCTGTCATAACGGACACACATGCTGTTGTCCCAGAGACGGGAATCGATTCACAGAGGGGACATTCTATCAAATAAGGAGCCACGATGCCTTGAAGATTTGCCGCCAACGCCGCACATCCGGCATTCATTCCGAAAGCCACAAACCCCGCTTTGGAAGCTCGCAAGGCTATTTCGTTTATCGTTTTGCAGGTCACACAGGCCGCGCCGGCAACGGTATCGAAAACGTTTTCAATTCCAGACACTGCTTCGTGGTATGTATTTGTAGCATAAGTATCAACTGCGTGGGTAGTATTATGATAAACGTTTGAAGCCCCTTTCTTAGCCCTGTGAAGTCTATGTCTCAAGCTATGTTTCCCGTCAAACCAGATGGTAGCATTGGTAATTTTGCCGACGTCCACCACGTGTTCACTCTTTATGATGTCTCCAACATTATCGAATACAGACGTAGTCCCGCTCCCGAACATAGCTTCCCCGTCGGAACCCTCGGAACCGATTCCGATATTTGACGAATGTACTATATTTTTATCTACAAAGTAATTTGCTGTGGAGCCCTTGATTATAAAAGTAAAGAAAAGGTCCTGGTCATCAAATACCTCTCGTTTGTCATCATTCTTCCACTCGTCTATACAAAGCACGTCCGACTTGAACAACCCGTGTGAATCCGATATGGAGGCATCCTGGGGGCTTGTTACCTGTTCCCCGTCTTGTGAACCTGGTCCAATGGTCGCGTGTCTCCAATTCTCCAGGGTGTCAACGACAAGAACAATGTCACCTTTTGCAATATCGAACCCGATCGGAACTGCGTTACTCCGGTCAGGGACATTTAAATATCCACCACACGATACCGTCCTTTGATTTGCCAGATCTACTACTTCCTCGATTCCAAACGGCATTGCGGTAGAAAATGATTCGTAGTTCTCTTTTGGATCGGGTCTTGAACCATTTGTCTGAAGAAACATGCAGTTCTGTTCTTTGGTGGGAAGTAACCTGGATATCAAAACTATTTCCTTTGATGTCTTGTCGTGACTATAATACATCACATAATCGTTCTTTGAAGCATTCGGTACAGAATCATCTTGGAAGGCTACATCTTTCTCGTACAATCCACCGTTCTTAACGTTCAACATGACGTTCCACATCGGTTCATCGTATTTCAATTCGTTTACTTTTCTGACATGCAAGACGATGACCACAACAAGAGCGACGAGGAAAATTCCAGAACAAAGAGAGAGAAATAAAATTATATCAATAGGCCTCATTTGTAAACCACAAGAAAAAAAATTAAAATTAAAATTAAAATTAAATTGTTTTCTTTCAAATATTTCGAATGAGAGTTTTAGCAATTGATGTTGGTTTAAAAAACCTCAGTTTTTGTGTTCTCGAGAAACCAAACAGAATCATAGCGTGGAAATGTGTAGATTGTTCCCAACATTGGACTGAAAAAACAAACAAAAAATGGCCAACAAAACCAACAATTTCTCTCCAGGTCGAGGCTTTAGTTTGTACTCTGAATAAACACAAATATTTAAGTGAGAACATTGAAAATATTATAATAGAAAACCAACCCGCGGGGACGTTTGGAAAGCATTCTAATACGGCCATGAAATGTTTACAACACTCAATACAAGCCTGGTTTCTTACAATCAATTGTCAATTAAGAATTAGTATGATATCACCAAAATCAAAGCTTGGCGCGGAAGCCCCCAAAAAATACTCAGAAAGGAAGAAATATGCAGTCATAAAAGTAAGTCAAATTTTACATGACGCATGCTCTACAACTCCTATTTACGACAAATGGATTCAAGTGTTCTCACAGACAAAAAAATCAGATGATCTTGCAGATTCATATTTAATGGCCCATAACTTTTTAAATGTAGCACCCGTTTGCAAAAAAAGAAAGAAGTTCAAGCTTGAACAACCGGAACCCGAAGCGGAACCCGAGGCGGAGCCCGAGGCGGAACCCGAAGCGGAGCCCGAAGCGGAGCCCGAAGCGGAGCCCGAAGAGGAACCCGAAGCGGAACCCGAAGCGGAACCCAAAATCCAAGGTAACGGCGATTCAAAAGCAAAAACACTTGAAGTGTTTCTCAAAATATGATTTTTCTTTCATATCTAAATATTCATTCACTATCCCACGTAGCAGTTCCGGCACAGATTCGATTTGGTTACAATTCTTTATTATGTTTTCTATTATGACCTCTCTGTTAAACTGTTTTGCTCTAAGATATTTTATTGATTTTAAAACATTACTGGGCGATAAAGGTAAATTTTCGTCGTTTACAACAACATTTATATGTGTACAAAAGGATAGATTAGGTTCCATATTGATTTATTATTTAATTTAAGTAGAATAAAGTAAACGCATATATATGATATGAAAGATAAGGAAGTTTTGTATGCCGAGTGTGGGTTTGTTGGGTTCTTGATTTTATGCCTAACAAAAATTATGATTAAGAAGGGATTCTTCTGTTACACTCCATGTGGAGCGCACGTGTGCATTTTTGATACTAATAACGGAAGCGAACGTTTGGATAAAGCAATTGAAAGTATAGCAATGGATACAGGTGGCAAAGAAAAGAAAAAAATTGATCTGGAAAAAAGCAAGAAGCTCGAAATGATCCTATCTAACCTAGAAAGGGGAGTTTACCAAAAGCCCCACGCGTTACCCGGGAAAACGAGTATCCCCGACGAGTAAACATAAATATTTTGCCTACCCCTATTTTTGTACCCTAGCTAGTTAGCTAGCTAGCTAACTAACACGTACATCTGGATCTTAATCTCTAGACAAAAAAAAGTGACAGACACGACTGTCTTGTGGCTTTTTTGCTGCGGCGTTCGACGACACGACAGCAGTCGTTGTCGGTCAGTGTGGTCCTAGAACGACACGCGCACACGGCGGGGTCAGCTCTGCCATTAATCTAACTACCAGCGGATCCAGCGGATCCAGCGGATCCAGTCGGTGGATCGTCAAGCGCTGCCGTCCACGCCAATCTAGAAAAAGAGAATTGTGGAGCGTCCTTCCTGCTCCACGTTAATCTAAAAACAGGGCGCTGCAACAAGACGACAAGACAAGACAAGACAATGACTGCTCAAAGCACTATGGCGCAAAAGAAACATGAATTAGGACGCAGGTGTCCCGGTTTTCCAGTCTATAGTGCAACGAGAGACGCCCGCTGCAATAGAGAGAGCGCGATTAGCATGAAGGCGACGTTAGAATTTCTACAATCATGTGAAAAACTTCAAGTTGCTTACTTGCAAGGTTGTGAAGGCATGACAACGAAACAAAACTTCGCTTCCCTACTGTATCTTTTACGTACACACACGTGTCTGTGGGCGATTAACATGGGAGAGCTTTCAGGTTCTTTAGATGCTGAAATGATGGAAGAATTGTTAAAAGCTCTATCAGATTCTAATATAGTGGCATTTTATTATGATACCAACCCATCTTTTGTTGAGTTTAAAGAAAACGTTAAAGCTGCAATTTACGTGAACCGTTCAAAGCATTCAATGTGGAACTGTTACGGAGATGGCGATCCGAACATTATAAGAAATTGCAACGGAATGTATTTTCATCCCAAAGATATGGCCCAGAATGCAAGCTTTTTCTTGAATGGAGAAATTCCGTCGCCGGGACCCTTGCCGGTGCCGATAGTAAGCGTTTCCCCCACATACGAGATCATCACGGAAATGAGTGTGGAAAGCGAAGATATCCTTATTGATTTTACAAAGGGCCCATAGTGGCTATTGTGGCGGCAAGCGCCGTCCAGTTATTTCCGATCGTACGGAAACTATTGATCGTTGTCGAATCCGGAATCAAACCGAACCGAACCGAATCGAACACAGACCAATCATTTGTGTTCGAGAAGCCCAATTCCAAGTCTAACCCCGACTCCAACTCCAACCCCAACCTTATTAAGTAAAGCGTTACCCCCATTTATCAGACTCAGACAAATACTATTATATTCGTGGGGCATGTATTTGTAGTCCGAAATAGTGTGAGAATCAGCAACAGAGGGGGGAAGCATGCAGACATATCAACAGTCATAAACGATTATTTTCCTCTTAATCACGTCAAGTGTGAGTAAGAGACATAACAACCATTCAATTTTCTCTTTTAATTTTCTTCTTCTTAATCACGATGTTCAAGTGTGAGTAAGAGAAATTGGCCTTCGTAGTCCTGCAAAAGGAAACGATTTTTTCTTCCGGAAATTTTCCTCGTGAATCTGGCATAATAACTATAAGAAAGACCTCCTCGCCATTCATTGCGTCACTTAATGCGTCACTTAATGCGTCACTTGACACGGTAGCATTTCCGATACTTTCCTTGACTTGGTCACTTAAAAATCTGCGAGTTTGCATTAGCTCGGCAACGTTCACGTCTGCATGCTTCCTTTTCGCAGAGGTCTTGCTCTTGGTCGTGGGCTCCGGTTGTAACGGACGTGCTTTTAATCGGGTGAGTCGATACGTCGCCTGAGTTTCTTGACAAAGTGTTTCAATGAGATTCGTGGGAAATCTTCCATCGTCTTCGCTCCTAGAACAAATGATCACGGCAATCATTTCTTTGGCTTCTTGAACAAAGCACTCTTCGCACTTAGTTTCGTCAGCGGCTTGGTCTTTCTCACCGGATGCACCAAGCGTCTCGCCAGGAGACTCGCTGCTCATGTTTGTGCGGCAGCTTTCTAATGCGGTTGCGTCGTGTTGATTAGATTAGAGACGAGAGACGAGCTCGTGAAATGGCGGCGTGGCAGCCACGCGGGAACGTCTGGAAACACGCACACGCGTTCAATCGCTTCACTGTCAAGTTGTCAGAGCGAAAAGTTACCCTAGTTACATACTTTATAGGTAACTCGTCAAATTTAATTGTGGTGCGCTTGCTCGTAGTAATACGTATCCTCCGACCCCATCTTCAGTCTTGTTAACGTATAAAAATATGTTCGAGTCTCGTTGTCACCACCCGCCCGCCAAAAAGCGTCGTCAAGTTCAGTAGGACGTCGTTGTCGTATTTGCTCAACCATATATAGACTGGCTTCTGCAACGCCAACGAAAACTAACTCCTAAGTAAGTTAAGTTAACGGCAAATTGGCTCCTTTTAGATAGCTTCTGTTTTTGATAAATAAAAAAATAAAAATCTCGTGTCATATAAAAGTTTGTAAGTTCATGGCATCCGAAAAGATTTTGATAAATTCGAATATCGGAGCATCTTGTCTTCACGGCGCCTTGCTCGTTGCCCTATTGGTTTATTATTTCATCGAAACACCAGGAAAAACGTCTGTAAATTTATTCGATGAGAAAAGAGACTGGTTTACGAATGAAACTAGTGGTGTTGCGAGTGGCAATCGTGCCAATTGCAAATGTTGGCCCGATGTAGGTTATTTTTCAACGGAGTTTGAACTAGATATTTTCTGGATGACCGTGGTGTTTACAGGTATTACATTTCTCGCTCATTGCTTTTATGCTGGAAATTTCAACAAAATTTATACATCATACATCAAGAAGGGTTCAAATCCATTTAGATGGGTCGAATACGGCGGTTCTGCAAGCATCATGCTCGTGATATTGGCGGTTCTAGCGGGTATAAGAAATGTAAACATCGTAATTTTACTCTTTGTCGTGACGTTCGTGCAAATGTTGCAGGGGTACTTGATAGAAAGTGCCGTGGCTAGAGACGCTGGTCTCCTGGAAAAGATAGTCCCGTTGGTTTGTGGGTGGATTTTGCTTCTCGCGTCGTGGTATCCAATTTTTCACCAATGGTACGATGCGATGAAGTCTGGGTTTGATAACTTTGACTTGTGTTACGATACGGACGAGGACTTCAAAGCAAGAGCAAACACTGAACAAGGTGGGAAACCACCGGATTTTATAAAACATTTAATTTTTATAGTATTCTTTCTTTTTACATCATTTGGATTTGTTAATCTAGCCTACGTCATTCATAGCTTTGTTGGCGACGCCAAAAAATCATTTGCTAACTATGAGCTTTGTTACATTGTCCTTAGCTTGATATCTAAAGCACTACTTATAATTTGGTGTCAGAGTTCGATTTTCAACGGTGAGCTCGAATGGTTGCAATCGAATGCTTCGTTCGATAAAGATAAAGAATGCGTTCCCTTGTTTAATTAATTCGCCGACTCCTCGCTCGGAAGATAAATATTCAATTTTTTTTTGTATTAATATTCCCGGATTCAAATTTCTCTAGAAATTTTTCTAGAGATGAGCCAACCACACAAGACAGCAACGGAACAGCACGGAACCACGCGGACCCGCGCGGACCCGTGGAATGGACCTACTCGACCTGTCGCAGGTGTTCTCCGATCGAAGCGAGGGGGTGTTCGATCCTTCGTTCGCACCGATGCCCGCGTCTGCTGAAAAATTGCGTTTTGCCCTGTTAGATGAAAATGAAAATGAAAATGAAGATCAAGGAAGAAAACCTGAACACGACCCAAGCTTACGAGCGCTGACGAATGCAGTTTGTAACCTATCAAGTTCGAAAATTCTTGATGTTGTAAAAACCAACCACTGTGGTTTTTGCTTAACGAGCTGTTTTGTCCTTGCTCGTTTGAATTTTTTCCAGAAAATGCAGGAAACAACCCATGGTTATGGTCATAAATTATACATACCAAAACACTACAAAGAATTTTCCTATTCCGATTTGATGAGCAACGGATTAAAACAATTGGCATACGACGTTGCATTTGGATACAGCTTTTCTTCTATAAACAACAAAAAAAAAAATGTCCTTCTAATCCACCGGAAATTTGTTACTGAGGTAGCCAACCACGTTGCTGATACTTTGAAGAACGAGTTTAATACCTTCACACATTTTCAAGATCAAGATAAGGGAGCACAAAGTCGTCCCTACTATCATTTTCCTATATTTGAAATATCACAAAGAATATTTGAGAAATTAGAAACTTACCCTTGTAAAGAACATCGATGCACAGTTGACCTGAGAAATTTTTATGTGCATTTTTTGATTTATTTAACGGCATATCCATATTTCCAAAAAGATAATGAGGTCATTCATGGCGCTAACCAAGATTCTGGCCGTGTTTCTTCGACCGCCAAATGGTGGAAAAATCCCCTTCCTAGCAGAGAATTTTTCGATGCCACCGCGGGATTCAGGACTGATACAAATAATTCAGAATCGATGTTCACGATGTTTTTATGCCCATCTATGCTGGAGTTGTGCAGCGTCGTTACAACTTTAAGAATGAGCAAGCAGGATAGAATCGACGAGTATCCGAGAATATTTCCAGTTATGATCGAAAAATGTAGAAAAATAAAATTCAACAAAAAGTACATCTGGATGCTAAAAGCTACTGCTTCGCATTTTCCCGATATAGCAGAAAATCCGAAGATTGCGCCGCAGAGTTTTTTTCATTATTCATACGGTGCTACGTGCGGGATTGAACTTCTTCCTATCTTGTCTGATTGTTGCAAATCTGGCGTTTTGCAATATCCTAGGACGTCTTGGGGAGACCATCAACTGGCCTTAATTCTGGCACTAACGACGAAAAACTTTGTATACAACTACATCAAATTTTACAAAGAACACGAGTCTGTGAGTGATTGGAACATTGGATATTGCAACATGAACAAAAAACAAGAAACAAAACTATTTGCATACCCTCCCATATCTAAAAATTATTTCCAGGACAACAGAAAAGTGACAAAAAGACTCGCGAAAATCCAAAAAAACCAATCTGGTGAGTATACGATAGGAGACAAAAACCCAATGTCTCTGAATATCAACGATATACCTACAAATATACGCAACAATATCGTTTTTGATGACGAGCGCGATGGAACCAAATTTATGTCAACACTTCATGTCATGCGACTCGGTGGCGTTTCCTTTCTGAAGTACATTAATGATTATGAACTTTTCTATTCCTCAACGAACGCTTTGCAAATATCAATCCCAAAATTTGACAGAAATATCCTCTGGAATTCTCCCAAGGTTTATGACTATTTGATATTACAAGCGCTGCAAGATAACAAATTCAGAGAAGACCTTGGAAACGAGAAGCTGGTGTGGCTAACAAAGAAAGATGCAGAAAAAATAGGACTCTGTGGAGATATCAACATTTGTGAAAAAACGCAGCCATCACCACCGCAAACGCCATCGCGAGATGAAAATTTTGTTGCCAGTATTATGGCAGAGTTTACACCACCCGCAAAAAAACGGAAATGTGAACACTAGACACACCACCTCATATTCCCCAAATTAAGTACTATTAACAACCTTTATTGTTGTCGAGTTTTTTTCTCGTCTTATTGGATTTTAATGGATTACAATGGATTATAATGGATCGCTAATAAAAGTGAAGAGGCAACAACCAAGAAAGTGCTCAGTGAGTTGTTTTTGTGGTTGATATTTTCAATTTTGGTGTCTAACGCGTCCTTAATTGTCTCCAATCGCTGTAATTTAACTTCTTCTTGACAAAGCTCGTTAGATTTTCGTATTACTATATTCATTAATATCTCTTTTAAGGAGTTCTCATCAAGATCGTTACAAGATAGATCAATTTCCTTAATCTTTCTTAGCTCACGGCAAGTTTTTCGTAGACTGTCAAATGACATTTCGTTTATTACTTTCAATTCTTGTAGGACCATAGTACTAATTTTTCCATCCATTTATTTATCCATTTATTTATTACTAATATTTTTTATTCTCCCGGTTTCTAAATACGTGGTCATAATAAATGTTAATGTTCCTGTAAAAGCAATCGTTCCCAAGATTATGGCTAGCCTTATAGAAGTATCTACGACATCTTCATCAGAAACATAAGTACAACCCAAGAAAATCCCCAAGATTTCGTATGTAAGAACGATCGATAAAACTGTTAATTTAAATCTTAAAGTATTTACGCTGTATTTAGAAAATAGAGGGTGTTTTTTTCGTTGTAGCACGGCTAAGCTTCCAACAAAAAGAACGATGGGCACAGTGTAAACAATCTCAGAAACAATTATATCACGTACAAGAAGCCTATCTCTTGTAAGATCTATACCATCCTTCGACGAGGTTCCAACAGCGAAAGCATCGCTGATGCCGTTAGCTAACATGACTGAAAAAGTCGCAGCAAAAACTGTAGTTAATTCATCTTCTACAAGTAATGTTGATAAAAATGTTGTAAATACAGTGATGCTTGAACTCGTAATTCCCGTTCGGATTCCATCTATATCTGCCATCTGTCATTTTTATTAACAAATATAAAAATTATTGCAGGGTGAGTCAGATTTTCTAGTTTTCTTATGCGAGTTAAAGGGGGGTTCTAAATATGGAGTTTGCGGTGGCAAAAGTCTCTAGTCGGTTTCGCTTCCGGAATCTTCTTTCCAATCACATTGCGCGGTGTTCCACTTCATTTTCTTGCCAGATATTTTGGAAAGAGGCGTTCGCCCCCTGGGTCTTTTGCCGACAGCTTGGGGGGACGAATGTGCTTCTTGGGGGTCCTCTTGGGGGTCCTCTTGGGAGTCCTCTTGGGGGTCCTCTTGGGAGTCCTTTTGGGAGTCCTCTTGGGAGTCCTCTTGGGAGTCCTTTTGGGAGTCCTCTTGGGAGTCCTTTTGGGAGTCCTTTTGGGAGTCCTCTTGAAACAGGCGCACGCCGAACGTTCTTATAAAAGACTCTTCTTCCGCTTCTTGGGCTTCGTCTTGGGGGGTTTCATCTTGGAGCTCCTCTTGGTAATCCTCGTGTGGTTCGTCTTTTTGGACCCATTGTCCCGTTTTGTAATTCCATTGTGCGTTTTTCGGCGGTCTCCCTTTGGGTTTCCTGAAATTCCTGAAACTAGGTGCACTGGATTCAGGAACGTCGCGATTCATAGAGTCGGTCGAGTCGGTCGTTTTGAATGTCACTCTAAGGTTGTTTCGTTCTGGTGATGTTGCGCCAAGGCCGCTAGGTCGTTTTGGTGATACAGCGCCTTTTTCGGACATGGACATGGACTTGGACTTGGACTTGGGCTTGGGCTTGGACTTGGACTTGGGCTTGGGCTTGGGCTTTGTAAGACCTGTAAGGATTGACGCGTTTGAGAACCGTATAAAGGCCTCGTGCGCCTCTACGGTCTTTCTGACCTTTGCTCTGGGGTACGTTTCTAAGTTTTCAAAATACTCTTCTTTCGATTTCCCTTGTAAATCAATCCCATAGTCGATATTTGAGTTTAACCAAAAATCGAACCATGGATTTTTTTTGCGACCACCACTACTACGACCACGCTTTTTTGGTGGTCTCTGATCTTCATTTTGATCTACTTCATTTTCATTTTCTGTAGAGAGCTGTGACGCTTCAGGCTGCCATGTAAGGGGCTGCGGCGCTTTGGGACGCCTCGTAAGGGACCGTGACGCTTCTGGTACATTATAATCTAAACGCAGTGTAGAAGCTACAGTTTCCATCTTGAGTTGGTTTATAATCGTCGTTGCGGCAATGTCTCCTGGTAAACAAACGGTCTTCTTGAAGATCATCACAACTTCATCTTCTGGTTTCTCCGAATAATCACCTCCTCTTTTTAGAAGTTCTGGAGTAAGACGAGCCATTATTCGACAACCTTGAGGACGACCATGAGATTGGATACGTTCCACCCGCTCTGGTTGGAGGTGGACGACGAGACCGTGAATACGGCACTTGTGAATTTCATCTCGAATAGCATTAAATTTCATCGAATTCATCCAATGCTCAACCCTCGTACTTGATATATCAAGGTGCATATTTTCCCTATTGTAATCTGTTTGAAATGAAAAAAACACTTCTTGTTTATAATGATGATCGTCTTCGGTTTCTTTAAATTCTGACCAAGCCCTCTCTAAATTCTTCTGTATTTTAGCGACACGTGATTTTAATGGGTCCAGCACGGAATCTGAAACGAAGTTAAGAAATTTGAGTTCAGAACGTCTTGTTTCAATTTTGTTTAAGACGTTCTTGTGATCATCTATTTTTGCTTGTGAAAATTCAGGAAACATCGCCACGTTTTGTTCTATGATGGCCTGCATGTTTGCAGCTTGACTGCGTGTGACTGCGCGTGACTGCGCGTGACTGTGTGTGACTGCGCGTGACTGTGCGTGACTGCGTGTGACTGCGCTTGACTGCGTGTGACTGCGTGTGACTGCGCTTGACTGCGCGTGACTGCGCTTGACTGCGCGTGACTGTGCGTGACTGCGTGTGACTGCGCGTGACTGCGCGTGACTGCGCGTGACTGCGCGTGACTGCTTGCGTTTTGGTTCGACGTCAAAGTGATGCCGTGCTGTTAATGTATTGGATACGTAGGTAAGTAAAATTTCTAGACTCTTTAACCCCCCCACTTTCATGAACAAATGACACAATCTAATTGGCCGGTGGCGTCGTTAAACTTTTACACGTCTATAATGATAATTTCGGGATATGGATCTTTAACGGGATCTATAATGTCTTTTTCGTCGATTTCCCACTCGGTATCAATTCGTAGTTTTAGCTGTAAGTATATAATGAGTGAAAGATTCACGAAACAAATGCAATTTGCTACAATAAAAGGAACCGATTTTATTAAAAAAGCCGACGTGCCCAAAAACAAACAAGCAAAAAATTCTAAAATCAAAAAGTTAATTTCAATTTTTATAGTTTCTTTGAATTGTTCTCGCAAAAGGGGCAGTAGTCGAATCACTAGAAAAAAAGCACCGCAAAATCCGAATACATCGGCGAGCAACATTTTTAGTGTGTACTTAAACTAATTTCAATTGTTTTTATTCTGTTTGTATTTTAAATTCAAAAGTATTTAACGGCGTTTACAAACATGGCAACTTTTTCCTCAAAAACAAAAAAAAAGAACCTCTTATCCGAGAAGAACGTCAGTTTAAAAGAGTTTATAGCAAGTCACGCTATCAGTTTAGATACGATTCCTTCAGATCTTACCGACCGGATAAGTGAAATCGAAGAAGAAAAATCAAAAATCAACGATCAAACGGGAAGACACAAAATTCGTTTACTCAATGATTTGGATCGTGAGCTGAAAACGTTGTATCAAGAACGCGACGATCATATAAATGGTTTAAAGAAACGCAAATATCTTGCCGAGTCTGAAAAATACTTGAAAGAATACAACTCGACTCGCGACGACAACGCGCGGGGGAATATTTCAGACAGTTTAGTTCGACTTGCAGATACACAAACTCCCTTCAGATATAGAAAAAGATCCGATTTACTCCGTACAATAAGAATGGCGAGTCTCGACAAGAATTCTCGCGGTTCTGAAAAACACAGCATACGAGACGAATTTCTTGGTGAATTTCACGGTTTCGCCCCACCAGTATACCTCGCACACGGTGATATTTGCCCATTTTGCAACGAACAATTAAAAAGAGAAACCGATTTTTCTCTAATATGCCAATCGTGTGGTGTAAACGTTCAAATTCAAGATGCGACGAGCAACGCTGTTTCGTGGAGTGATGACATGGATTATGTGAGTTTTCAATATAAACGAGCAAATCATTTTTGTGAATGGGTAAACACAAGCATGGCCAAACAAAATTGCGATGTTCCTATCCAAATTCTGAAAGATTGTATGAGCAGGCTTGCTAGAGAAAAAGTAAAACCAGAACAAATCGATTCTATCCGCGTTCGACAAGTACTCAAGGAATTGAAATTAAGAAAGTACTACGAACATTCGTTATTGATTTCGTGTAGATTAACTGGGAAGACGCCCCCTCGAATATCTCCGGATCAAGAAGAAGAATTAAGGGTTATGTTTGCTCAAATGCAAGAGCCTTTTGAACAGGTGAGAGAAAAATTGTTCCCGGAGAGAAAGAATTTTTTGTCCTATTCTTATATTTTGTTCAAATTTTGTGAAATTCTCGGTTTAGACGAATTCAAACAAAATTTTCAATTGCTTAAAGGCCGAGACAAATTGCATAAACAAGATCAAATATTTAGAGCTATTTGCGAAAAATTAAACTGGTCGTTTACGCCCTCGGTTTGAATCTGAACGGATATTGGGACTATTGGGACTATTGGGACTATTGGGACCATTGGACCGGGTCTACTAGTTTATTTGGTACATATAAACTAAGTTCGTTGAAGTACAAAGGTTTCACGTTTAAAAGTTGCAGAAAAAATATAAAAAAATAAAAAAATATATTAAACATATCAACATGAATACGCCCAGACAAATTCCAGTTCAGACATTTTTGTCCTTTCAAAGCCAGGACAGAGACGAACAAACGTGGCCAGAAACGAATAAATATCAAATTAATATTCCTAAGTTTCACGGTGTAACATCTTTAAAACTTGCAAGCTTTGAAATGGCTTCAATGCCGCAGTATACCATAGAAGAAAATACGAACGATCTATTATACTTACACGACGGATGTATCATTGGTTGTGCAGAAGATAGCACGGTACCCTTAGATTTAAGCAGCAGTTTAAGCAAATTATATGAAAATCAACTACTTGTATCGTTCTACAAGGATAATTCCTACGAGGAAAGTATAATAACGATCCCGTCGTACGATAATATTTCCAAAATCGCATTTTCTACATCGCCGGAAATTGATTCATCGGTTCAAATTACTGTAAATACAATTTCTCCCCATGGCTTACACCGTAGTTTGACCGGTTGCCGCGTGTGGTTGACCTGTGGACCATTTGAAGATGTTTTGGTTGCCTCCGATTCTGGAATAGAAGATAACGTTTCTATAATAAACGAAACTTCATTTTCTATGACCGTGACATCCAAAACAAATTCTTTTGAAGATACAGTAGCAATTTTACACTGCGAAGAAATATCCTTCCGTACTCTATCGTTGCTAATGAACTCGTATCCTTTAAACAATTCAAATATTGCAATGACAACCTCTTTTTCTAAAGGGTGTTTTAACTTTAAAATAGCGTCGAACCACGCCTTGGAGAAAGTGCGCTTGAATTATAGCGGGAACAGGTTTGAATTAACTGGGAACCCAAGAGGTTTGGGATTCTCAATTGGATGTCCCAACGGTTATTTTACGCCACAAAATAATACCAAAACAACATGGGTTTTGGATGCCAAAAGTCCGGAAGCAACAAAAATAAAATTTCCAGAGGGGATTTTAGATATTGGTTCTATGGGATCTCTCTTATCCGAGCGCTTAAATTCAATAAACGTTACACATGCTGTGGATTTAGGGTTAAATGCATTTCAATTCGCAGTGACCACACACGTCGGTTTGACAATTGCCATACGAATCCCATGTGGGAAGTATAGTATTCTCTCACTGATAAGCGCAATAGAATTAAAGTTAGCCGCGGCTGCGGGCAGTACTTGGAATATTGACTACGACAACACTACAGAAAAGTTCACAGTCACATCATCAAATGATTTCACGTTTCACTTCGGAGCTTCCGCGGAAATCAACTCTGGTTGGTATACGTCGACGGGGGCCCCCCCAAACAACAATGCCACGATATTAATGGCCAGGTATCTAGGATTCGTTCCAAACTGTTCTTATTACAGTACAAACAAAACATTAGTATCCGTCGTAAAATCATCATTTCCAATTTATCAGAATTTTCCAAGATATTCAAAACTAAACGATCCCCGCGTTCCTTCAATATCTCACACAGAAAGTACTTCTTCCACAAGGTTGCAAAAATATAATTACATCGTTGGTTCCAGGGACCCCCCGACTAGAAAAATAGGTATAGGCTGCCGTAATACGTCCTCGATCACATGTTCTCTAACGAACGCCGCCTTAGATTCGAGCCCAGGGTCTAGTTATTTAGACAACGCGGATGCTGGTGCAATGTATAGCTTAACCTTACAGCCATCCGGTTACACGTTTGCACCACCGTTCGCACAACAAGTTGGAACTTTTGTGAGACTTGCAAATACATCGACTTTGCGTTCGGGTACCGCTCAGGTCGCTTCTGTTGGGACGGATTCGTCCACTATAACCTTGATAATGCACAAAGAAACCGCTGAAAACATATTTGCGATTTCTTCGGCTTCTCTGCCAATCACGACATGCAACATTATGAATTTTGGAATCCCCGAATTTTCATTATTAGCGGAAGACGGCTTGCAATATAGAAAGAGTTCTATCAACCAGAGAATCGGTCTAATGAGCGACACTTTCGATATTGGTGGATTTTCAGAACTTCAGGGATCCTGGAACGTAGAACATCCACCATCGTTACTGCTAAAAATTGAGGCTATCGGAAGCCAAACCACAAACCAACCCAGTTCCATGGTTCAAGCAAATAACAACATCACGTCGTGCCTTGCTCGTATCATGATTCGTTCAAATGGTGTAGTACATGTAAATTCTATGGGTCCGCAGGAAATTAATTTTTCAAAAAATAACATAGACAAACTACAAATAGAATTACTCAACAATGACGGAAGTCCATACGAGTCGCACGAATTAAACCATAATATTTCTCTGGTTGTTACATATTTCCAAGGATAAGGATATTCGGTCAAACCATCTCTTCATTTATACATCCATATCCCGAAATTATCATTATAGACGTTTAAAAGTTAAAAGTTAAAAGTTTAACGGCGTCGCGCCCGGTGTCGGTCTCTTGAATTTTGTGGCAATGACAGTGCGTGAGCCTGCATTTCTTTTTCGTTTCGGCCTCGATGAGCGGAATGGCTGTTTTCAGGGACATCGTGTTGCGAACGAGTTTGCCGATGTTGTACAATTTGTCCCCGTCGCCGTCGGCGCCGGGTCTGTGCGCAAAGTCGAAGGCGCAGCAATCCACCAGGGTTACTACTCGGTCGCAGGTCGGGTCGTCGCATTCACATCGTTTGATGTCCATCTTTTTTTTGTTCACGAAAGCTAATTTTTCGTCCCTGTATTGCCTTTGTTTTTTAGCCTCGTATTCTTTTTCTTTCGTGGCGTAGCCGCCTTTGTTTAACATTTGGAGAAGCCTGGCCGCGGCGTTGGCTGCGCGTTGCGCGGCCGAACGTATTGCGGCGTTAGCTGCGCGTTGCGCCGCCGAACTAATTCTGTGACAC